TGCAGATTTTGGAGTAGCAGGAATGTACAATACCTTAAATAGATTTTATGGAAAGTAATATGGAAGTAACAGTAATGGTAGGAGCAGGAGTAGCAAACATAAACGCAGCTACTAAGCTCATAGACAATGGATATGAAGGTAAAATAACAATCATAGACATGGGTAAAGACCCACACAACAGATTACCTGAAGAAGTAATGACAGGAATGCTAGGTGCAGGAGGATGGTCAGATGGTAAATTAACATACCACACATCAATAGGAGGTCAATTATCAAAATATTGTGGAGATAAAAAAGCAATGGAATTAATGGATCAGGTTATAGAAAATTTTAAACGTTTTCACCCTAAACCAGAAGCAGTACAATGTTCAGATCCTCAAGAAGAACCAGAATTTATCAAACCATACTTTGGTTTAAGATTATTTCCTGTATGGCACGTTGGCACAGATTATTTACATGAAATAGGTAAAAACTGGTATCAATATTTAGTTGATGGTGGTGTAGAATTTATTTGGGAAACTAAAGTACATGCAATTGATTTTGTAAATCAAAGAGTATTAGCAAAGTACCTTACTAAAGAAAACCATGAGTTAGAAGAAAGATATGACCGTTTAATTTTTGGTGTAGGTAAATCTGGAATTGATTTTGGTAAAGCACTAGCTGAAGAATATAAGTTACCAACTGAACCTAAATCAGTACAAATAGGTGTTAGATTTGAAGCACCACAAAAACATTTCCAAAAACTAATAGATATTTCATATGATTTTAAATTATATAGAAAATTTCAAGATAAAGGAGTTTCATTAAGATCATTTTGTACAAATAATAATGCAGCTTATGTAGCAGCAGAACACACATATGGAGATTATAGTTACAATGGTCATGCTAAAAAAGACGAAGCATATCGTAATGATATGACTAATTTTGGCATATTAATGGAAATTAGAGGTATAGATAAACCATTTGATTGGTCAAGAGAGGCAGTTAAAAAATTACAAAAGAATGGAGTAGGTACATATTACTCTCCATCACATAGAGTACCATCTAAAACATCAGAAGGTGATTACGTTAAAACTGAAGTAGTAAATAGTATGGATTCACTATATGAAGCACTAGGTGATTATGCTTTATACATTGAAGATTTTATTAATGACATGAAAGAAGTATTTCCAACATTAGGAGATGATTGGGGAATATACATGCCCGAGGTAAAATATCTATCACCTGAACCATTAGTAGATTATGATGATTTAAGTTTAGAAGATTATCCAAACATACACTTTGTAGGTGATGCTTTAAGTGCAAGAGGTATAACAGTATCAGGAGCACAAGGAATATATGTTGCAGAGAGTATATTAGAGGAAATAGAAGATCCATACCCAGAATTTTTTGAAAGTATTTTGTTTATTTAAGAAATCTTTCGTATATTACATCAAAATATTATTATGGCAAAAGCAGAAAAAATTTACGAGTATAAAAAGATGAAGGTAGAAAATACTATCCACCATTTATTTAGAGAACAAGGCAATGTAAACTGGAAACATCATAACCCAGATGGACCAGCAATTGAACCTGTAACAGCAGGAGATAAAAGTGTTACTAAAAAATACTATCTATATGGTATTGAAAAAACTAAAGATGAGTTTAATGAGTATAATCAAGAAAAAGAAGGTTTACCTTGGTATAAAAACCCATCAATGAAAGCAGTAGCAAGATTTTAAGTTATGAAAATAGGATTTTGTGGTACAATGAGTGTAGGTAAAACTACACTAGTAAACGCTTTAAAAGAGTTAGATATATTTGAAGGTTATATAACTAGAACAGAACGTTCTAAATACTTAATGTCATTAGGTATACCTTTAAATACAGATTCAACATTAAAAGGTCAAACAGTATTTTTATCTGAAAGAGCAGCTGAGTTAATGCAAGAAAACATTGTAACAGACAGAACAATTTTAGATGTTATGGCATTTGCACATTGTTCAAATTCAATGAATTACGTAGAAAAAGAAAATTTTATACAATTAGCTTCCTGTTTAATACACGAATATGATTATATATTTTACGTTTCACCTGAAGGAGTAGAAATAGAAGACAATGGTATTAGAGAAACAGATGCTAAATACAGACAACTTATAGATAATTCAATAAGATTTTTTATTACTAGATACGGTAATAGAATTAAAAATTTAATTCAAATTAAAGGTACTACGGAAGAACGTATCAAAGTTATACAGGAGACACTTTCTCCACAATACGTATAACAAATACTTTACAATGAAAAGATCTGAATTAAAAGAATCAATCAAAGCAGAAATTATATCTGTATTATCTGAAGGTACTGGAGTTTTTGGTACATCATTTAGAGACCTAGACAAATACAACCCAGAAGATTTTGAAGCTAAATTTATTAAATTCAAGGGAGATAGTGATGATAATAAAATGGAGGTTGAAGCTGAAAGAGAAATGAATACCCCAGATGGTGAATTAAAAGTTTATACTGTTAAAACAGACGATGGTGTTCAATCATATACTGCAGACCAAGTAGAATTAGTTGAAGAAGATTTAAACGAAGATAAAAGTGTTAATAACCCAGTAGAAGAACTTTTATTTCATGTAGATTCATATAAAAAGAACATGATAGAGATGGAAGATGTTAAGCAAGCTTTTGAGGAAATTCTTAGAGATTATAAAGATAAGATTATTGCTAACCGAAGTGTAACATTTTCTGACATAAGAGAAGAAGAGAAAGAAGAAGATGATGATGATAAGGCAGCCTCTAAAAGCGCTAAAAAAGAAAAATTAGGCAAGCAAGCTTCTAAATTATCACAAGCTGATGAAGATAGGTATGAAAGAATAAAAAATGGTCTTGAAAAGCTTAAGAAAAAAGGTGATGGAGAAAGTATTAAAAAAATGAAAGCTATCTTAAGTAAGAAAGAAGTTGAAGAATTAATTAAGGCTAAAGGAAGAACAAAAGCTTCTTTTATGTAAAATAAAAATTTTGAAAGCCTGGTTAAAAGATTTCAAAACCCTAACCATAATAGGGTTAATAATAGTTATATTTTTACTTAGAGAATGCAGAGGAGAAAAAAATACATCTCCTACAGAACCCGTTACAATAGTAAAGATAGAAACTAAATACGATACTATTGTAGAAACAGTTCCAACCTACATCCCAAAATATAAAACTAAAGTAAAAATTAAGACTGTACATGATACAATCAGAATTCATGATACAATCCCAGTGGATACTGCGGCTATCCTAAAAGATTATTTCACAACATACGCTTACACTGATACATTAAAAAAAGATAGTGTTACATTTGTAATAAACGATACTATATCACAAAATAAAATATTATCTAGGGGTATTAAATATAATTTAATATACCCCACAACAACAATAACAACAGAACGTGAGGTTAACAAAAGAGAATTGTATATTGGGTTTGGTTTAGGTGGAGATAGACAACAACTAAGCTATATAGGCAGTGAATTATTACTAAGAAATAAAAAAGATAAAATATATGGAATAGGATTAGGCATAAATAACAATTTTAGACCAGTTTTAACGTTTAAAATGAACTGGAAAGTCAAACTTCCAAAATTTAAAAAACCAAAAATCCAAATTCCCATAGAGTCTCTTCTATGAGTGATATAAAAAAAGTTATAAGACAAGAATATTTAAAATGTGCTTCGGATCCTGTACATTTTATGAAAAAATACTGTTTTATACAGCACCCCCAAAGAGGTAGAATTCAATTTTCATTATTTCCATTCCAGGAAAAAATGTTAGCTTTATTTAAAGATAATCCTTATTCTATAGTTTTAAAATCTAGACAGTTAGGCATATCTACTTTATCTGCTGGTTATTCTTTATGGATGATGCTATTCAATAAAGATAAAAATATACTTTGTATAGCTACAAAACAAGAAACAGCTAAAAACATGGTTACAAAGGTAAAATTTATGTATGAAAATTTACCTTCATGGCTTAAAGTGAGTGCAGTTGAAAACAATAAACTAAACTTACGTTTAACAAATGGATCCCAAATTAAAGCAACTTCAGCAGCATCCGATGCAGGTAGATCAGAAGCAGTATCCTTATTAATAATAGATGAGGCAGCTTTTATTGAAAACATAGGTGAAATTTGGGCTTCAGCACAACAAACACTAGCAACTGGAGGTGGTTGTATAGCAATATCAACACCCTATGGTACAGGAAATTGGTTTCACCAAACATGGATAAGAGCAGAGGAAAAAACAAATGATTTTTTACCTATTAGATTACCATGGTTTGTACACCCAGAAAGAGACCAAGCATGGAGAGACAGACAAGATGAATTACTAGGTGATCCTAGAATGGCAGCACAAGAATGTGACTGTGATTTTTCAACATCTGGTGATGTTGTATTTTACCCTGAATATATAGAATTTTATGAAAAAACTTATATTAAAGATCCTCTTGAACGTCGTGGCGCTGACAGAAATTTATGGGTATGGGAGCCTTGCGATTATTCGAGAACGTATATGGTTGTGGCTGACGTCGCTAGAGGAGATGGAAAAGACCACTCAGCATTCCATATCATAGATGTAGAAAATAATGTACAAGTAGCGGAATATAGAGGACAATTAGGTACAAAAGAATATGGACATTTACTAGTAGGCATAGCTACAGAATACAACAATGCCTTATTAATAATAGAAAACAACAGTATAGGTTGGTCTACAATACAAACTGTAATAGATAGAGGATATGATAATCTTTATTATTCACCTAAGAGTGGAGAAGTAAGATCCGATTCGTATTTTGACCAGTATATGGATACATCAAAAATGGTACCTGGTTTTACAATGTCATCTAGAGTTAGACCTATGGTAATAAGTAAATTTCAAGAATATTTAAGTGATAAAGGTGTAACTATACAAAGTAAAAGGTTAATGGAAGAAATGAAAACTTTTATTTGGAGAAATGGTAGACCTGAAGCACAACAAGGTTATAATGATGATTTAGTTATGTCATTTGGTACAGCAATGTACATGAGAGATACAGCATTTAAATTTAAACAACAAGGGATAGACTTAACAAAAAGCATGTTAGATAATATGGGTTCTAATAATACAAAACACATAGGAGCTTACACACCCTCTAAAAATAAAAACCCCTATAAAATAGACAACCCCTATTCTAATGGAGAAGAGGATATTAGTTGGCTCTTATAATATTTATACAATATATATATCATGGCAGATACAAGATTATTTTCAAGACTTAAAAGATTATTCTCAACAGATGTAGTAATCCGTAACCAAGGTGGTAACCAGCTTAGGGTTATGGATATAAATAAAATCCAACAATCTGGAGAATATGAAAATAATTCCCTAGTAGATAGGTTTAATAGATTATATTCTACATCACCTACTTCATTATATGGTTACCAAAGTAACTTTAATTATCAAACACTAAGACCACAACTATACTCAGAATATGATGCTATGGATACAGATGCTATTATAGCATCAGCACTGGACATTATAGCTGACGAATCAACACTTAAAAGTGATATGGGTGAGGTATTATCTATTAGATCATCTGATGAAAATATCCAAAAAATACTATATAATTTATTTTACGATGTTTTAAACATAGAATTTAACTTATGGCCTTGGGTTAGAAATATGTGTAAGTATGGAGATTTTTTCTTAAAACTAGAAATAGCAGAAAATTTTGGAGTATATAACGTTATACCTTACAACGCATATCATATAGAAAGATTAGAGGGAAGCGACCCAGAAAACCCATCAGATATAAAATATGCATTCAACCCTAATGGAGTATCAGCAGGGGGGTATGGTTATTATAATGTACCTAATCAAGGAGATACAAACCAAAATGCAATTATGTTTGATAATTATGAAATGGCTCATTTTAGATTATTAACAGATACTAATTTCTTACCTTATGGTAGGTCATACGTAGAACCTGCCCGTAAATTATTTAAACAATATACATTGATGGAAGATGCAATGTTAATCCATAGAATTGTACGTGCTCCCGAAAAAAGAATATTTTACATTAATGTAGGAAACATTCCACCTGCAGAAGTAGAAAACTTTATGCAAAAAACTATTTCTAAAATGAAAAGAACTCCACATATGGATGAAAAAACTGGAGAGTACAATTTAAAATATAACATGCAAAACATGTTAGAAGATTTTTATATTCCAATTAGGGGTAATGACACAGCTACTAAAATAGATACTACACCTGGATTACAATATGATGGTATAGCAGATGTAGAATATTTAAGAGATAAATTATTTGCTGCATTAAAAGTACCTAAAGCATTTATTGGGTATGAAGGAGATACTGATGGTAAAGCTACACTAGCAGCCCAAGATATTAGATTTGCTCGTACAATAGAAAGAATTCAAAGAATAATGGTATCTGAATTACAAAAAATAGCATTAGTACATTTATATACTCAAGGTTATAAAGATGAAAACTTAACTAATTTTGAACTATCATTAACTACACCATCAATCATATACGATCAAGAAAGAGTAGCGCTAATGACAGAAAAGATGGTATTAGCACAATCAATGTTAGACAGTAAAATTATACCTACAGATTGGATATATGAAAATATATTCCACTTTAGTGCAGATGAATACGATGAATACAGAGATTTAGTACAACAAGATACTAAACGTGCATTTAGATTATCACAAATAGAGGCAGAAGGTAATGATCCATTAGAAACAGGTAAATCCTATGGTACACCACATGATTTAGCTTCACTATATGGTAAAGGTAGAACACAATCAGACCCAGCAAATCTTCCAGATGGATACGATGAAAAAAATCCATTAGGTAGACCAAAAGAAAAATTAACTAATAGGGGCAAGCAGGAAAACAATTTTGGAAAAGACCCATTAGGTAGAAAAGGTATGAAAAATGATGATAATGAATCTAGTAAACTAAGACCAAAGTTTAAAGGTGGTTCCCCATTAGCAATGGAACAAAAAAACATGCTTAAAAAAGTACCAGGTCCAAAAAGAACAGGAAAAAAACTTGTTTTTGAAGAGGAAAAAAATGGAAACGGGTTGCTAGATGAATCACAATTGAAATAATAAAATATTTTTATATATTTATAAATAAACCAAACTGCAAAGAATGAACATAAAACATTCAAAGTACAAAAATTCTGGTATTCTTTTTGAACTATTAGTACGTCAAATCACTGCTGATACTTTAGACGGCGTTGACTCACCAGCAAGAAAAATACTAAAAGAATATTTTGTCAAAACCGAACTAGGAAGGGAATATAAATTATACGAACAACTATCCAAGCACACTAGTGTTACAGAAGCTAAAGCTAATGTTATTTTAAATTCATTAGTAGAAGCTTCTTCCAATTTAAATAGAAGTGCTTTAAAAAGACAAAAGTATAATTTAATTAGTGAAATTAAAAAACATTATGATCTAACTAAATTCTTTAGACATAAATTACCTCACTATAAAACCCAAGCTGCTTTCTATACACTAACTGAAATTAAGGCAAATAAGGAATTTTCTAATCCCGAATTAGAAATAAACAATAAATTAACTATTCTGGAACATTTATCTCAAAAGCCTATAACTAAAGAAACACAGGAAGGCATAATTAACGAATTCCAAAAATACGATAAAACTTTAAGAACATTAACATATAAGGTACTACTTGAAAAATTTAATGACAAGTACGATACACTATTAGAACCACAAAAAGAAATTCTTAAAGAACTTATCACATCAATAGATAACACACCTAGGTTAAAAGAATTTTACAATTCTAAAGTAAATGAAATTAAAACTACTTTAGAAGATTTAAATAATGAAGTAACAGATAAAGTTACTAAAATCAAAATAGAAGAAGTTATTAAAATTTTACCTACACTAGATAAAACATCCAAGGTTAAGGACGATGATTTAACCAACTTGTTACAGTACTACGATTTAATACAAGAGTTGCAAAATGTACAAGTACAAGCTTAAAGAAATAGAAGTAGGTGATACTGAAATCAGAGGTGGTAAAAAAACTACGGTTTCTGCTATTGATGACGAAACTGGAGCAATAGAATGGGATGTAGCTGATGTAGCTGATTTTTCTTCAACATATAATGCACTTAAAAAAGCAAAAGATTTTATAGATTATTTAGATAAAAGTGCTGAAAGAACTAAAACAGACCCTAGAATAGATAAATTTGCAATAGATTTAGCAAGATTATTTAACGATTTTAGGTCTCATGTTAGAAAAGTATACCCAGAAGAATATAAAAAGGTATTAAGATTAAAAGAAGATTTACAATTAGACGTAAACTTATACAATCAAGAAAACCCGAACATGTTTTCAAAAGCAGATGAAAAAGTACAAGTAACTATTCCTGGAGGGTTTAATGATAATGAAGGAGATACAGCTTTAGAAAAAGCATTAGCTAGACTAGGAAAAGAATATGTTAGCTATAAAGTTAAAGATGTAAAAGAATTAAATGAAGATGGAATTGAAGAACAATCTTCTACAGCAACTGGGGGAAGTGCATTTGCAGGTGGTGAAGGAGCACAATATGCAACACCTTTTGCATTTAGGAAGAAAGGTAAAAAATCTCCTAGTATTTATTATTATAAATTAGGATACAAGCCTGTACCAAAAATCAAGCCTAAATCCTATGATGTAAAAAAATTATTTGAATACAGTGAATTTCAAAATAATAGAATTGCTGCATTTAATGAAATAGAAAAAAGAATTAATAACATTACTAAACTCTTATCAAACGCTAAAGACAAAACAGCAGAGTTTTACAGTGGTAATAAGAGTGAATATAAAATACTATATTCAACCGATTACATATCTAGATTACTAGATGAAATTGAAGAAAAATTAAATATATAAAATGAAAACACTAACCGAACAATACAGATCAGTAAAAGAAGGTAAAGGCCCAAAGGATGTTTTTCTTAAAGAAGCAAAACGTCGATTTCCTAATCTAGTAACAAATGCAGCCACATTTAAAGAAGCATCTACAATACTGAAACAAAGGGGCATCATTTCAGAAACTTTTGTAGGATCTCAAATGATAGGCAACCCATTAGAAAGAAAAAAAGAAGGATTTGAAAATGCATTTGCTAATTTTATAGCAGAAGCAGAAGCAAAAGCTGAAGAAAAAAAGGTATCTAAAGAAGTAGAAGAAAAAGCAGAAAAAAACCACAACTACTCAGATAAAAAAGATCCTAATAACATGATATATGGTCAAATTCAAATGGGCGTATATTATGAAGCAAAGCAAGAAAAAAATGCTGACAAGACTTTAGAAGAAATTAAAGATATTGTTTATAAAAATTTAGATAAAGATTCAATATATTATACTAAAAACGGACAATTTGGAGTAGATGCTGGATACACAGATGAAGCACCAAGTTTAGGAGCAACTGAAGAACCAAAAGGTGAACATAAATCATCAGGATATGGTAAACTAAAAGAACATTCAATTTCAACAATAGGTGGTATCGTAACTGATAATGTTTTTTCTTCCAAAGATTATAAATCATTTTTTGGTTTAAATGAAGAATTACCTGCAGATTCTGAAGAAACTGCAGCTAACGTAGAAGCAGCTAAAGAAGCAGCTAAAGAATTAGCTGATGAATTAGAAAGAGCAGATGATGCCTTAGAAGAGAATGAAGCTCCATTAGAAGCTATGGTTTCAATAGATGACATGGTAGCCAAAGCAGAAGAAATAGCAAGAGAAATGGAAGAAAGAGGAGATAAAGTTAGTATAGACATGATAGTAGATAAAGTACTTTCTGAATTAAGAACAGACATTAAAAATGCACTAGAAGCTAGCTTAAACCTAGACACATCCGATAGATAATATGAAACAAGTACTTATAGAAACACAGCTATTTAAACCATCCAAAGGTTTACTATCAGAAGGTAAAATGTCTGAAAGAGGTAATCCTTTAGTAACAGGTATATTAGCAACTTGTGAAGTTGAAAACGGTAACGGTAGATACTACTCTGAAGACCTATGGAAGAGAGAAATAGATAAGTACATGCAACTAGTTGAAGAAAACAGAGCAACAGGTGAATTAGATCATCCTGAATCTCAAGTTATCAACTTAAAAAACGTTTCACACAACATTAAAGACATAAGTTGGGATGGTAAAAACATAATGGGTACAATAGAAATTTTACCTACACCATCAGGAAATATTTTAAAAGCACTTATAGACAGTGGTATCACAGTAGGTGTATCATCCAGAGGAATGGGTTCACTAGAACAAAAAGGTGATTTAATGGAAGTACAAGATGATTTTGAACTACTATGTTGGGATTTTGTTTCAACACCATCCAATCCAGGTTCATTTATGGCATTAAAGGAAGGTAAAGAAAATAATATTAACCATTACGCAAAAGCAAATAGCATAGTAACAGAAATACTATGTGCAAACGGTAACTGCCCAATATTTTAAACATGGATAATTTTAATTTAATAAAATATTTAGCTGAAAACAAGCTTATAAAAGAAGCAGAAGAACCTACTGGTTTTTTATTTAGATTTTCAAAAGAAGATGCTATGAATAAAGCCATGGAAGTTTTAGACCAAAAAGATATTGGCTATAATGAATTAGGAGTTCATTTAGTATTCCATGATAAATTTGGCCCTGCAACTGAAGAAGAAGTATCTGAAATCCTAAGAGGTGAAGACATACTTGATTGGGTTATTGGAGAATGGAAAGGAGACATATACTTAAAATCCGAAGAAGAGATTAAAAACATGCAATCCTAGCGACTTTTAAGACTCTCAATATACGTATAATTGCAAAATATGCTATCTCTATATAGCATTGACATAACATAATTCTATTACGTTTTAATTAAACGTATTTCCCAAATAATAAAATATTAGGACAATGGCAAAGAGAGACATTCTCAAAGAAGCTATCGCTGACGCCAAAGCCGTAAAAGAAACTGCCATCGCAAATGCTAAGGCTGCTCTTGAAGAAGCTTTTACTCCTCAACTAAAATCTATGCTAGCTGCAAAGTTAGAAGAAATGGATTTAGAAGAAGAGAATGAAGTAGTATCAGAAGAAGTAGAAGTTAAAGAAGAACTAGAAGAAGAAATTAATCTAGACGAAATCTTAGCAGAAATCGAAGAAATTTCAGAAGAAAACATCGAAGAAGAAACAGTAACTGAAGAAACAGTAACTGAAGAAACAGTAACTGAAGAAACAGTAAATGAAGAAGAATCAGAAGACGCTGAAGAAGCGGAAGAAGAGGAATCTGAAGAAGCTGAAGAAGCTGAAGATGAAGAAATTAACTTAGATGAAATGTCAGATGAAGACCTTAAGGAATTCATTGAAGACGTAATTGCAGACATGGTTGCTTCAGGCGAGCTAGAAGCAGGCGATAATGCTGAAAAAGACGAAGATACTGAAGAAGAAGTAAGTATGGAAGTCGAAGATTCTGTAGAAGAAGTTGAAATAACTGAAGATGAAACAGATCTTAAAGAAGAAAAAGTAGATGAGATTAATACTACTACAGGACAATCATTCAAAAAACAAATAGACCCTTTAACAGGTAAACCAATGGTAAACCCTTTTGACTCAGGTGAAAAATCTCTTGGTGGTGAAGCTATGAAAGCGCTAGCAAGTGCTGGATTAAATTTAGCTAAATTACCAAAAGAGATAGCAGCTAGACTTAAAAAATGGTCTGATGATTTTGAAAAACCTGAAAAGTATGCTCAATCTGGAAATAAAGTAGCTAAAAGACCTGGATCTTCAGGAGTAGGTATCTACGAAGAAGGTGAGGAGCTTGCAGAAGCTTATTCAACTATTGAAACTTTAAAATCTGATTTAAATGAAGTTAATTTGCTTAATGCAAAATTGTTATACACTAACAAGATTTTCAAAGCAAAAACTTTGACAGAAAGTCAAAAAGTTAAAGTATTAGGTGCTTTTGATAAAGCTAGTACTGTTAAAGAATCAAAATTGGTATTCGAAACTTTAAGCGAAGGTTTAAAGACTAAAAAAGTATCTCCAATTAAAGAATCTTTAGGTTCAGCATCAAGAGTATCAAGAAATATTAACACTAAAAAACCAATTATTGAAACCGATCCAATGGTGGAAAGATTCAAGAAATTGGCAGGTTTAAAATAATTTAAAAACAATAAAAAACGAATAAAATGTCACAATTAAATTCACTATTAGAAAGCTCAGCGAACAACTGGAAAAGTGTTCAGAGCGATGCTGCTAGATTAGCAGACAAATGGGAAAAAACAGGACTTTTAGAAGGTTTAGGCGAAGTTAACAAGAATAACATGAGTATGATTCTTGAAAACCAAGCTAAGCAACTAGTTGTTGAGCAATCATCTACAGCAGGCGGAGACGCTTTTGCAGGTGGACAAGGTGCTCAATGGGCTGGTGTAGCTTTACCATTGGTAAGAAAAGTATTCGGACAAATTGCATCAAAAGAATTTGTTTCAGTACAACCAATGAACTTACCTTCAGGTCTAGTATTTTTCTTAGACTTCCAATATGGAAGCAACTCAGGTGACGTATATGCTGAAGATTCTTCAGTATACGGTAACACCAACCCAGCTGATGGAGCAAATCCAGCAGGTGGTCTTTACGGAGCAGGCAGATTTGCAACTTCAATCAATTCAGTATCTGCAACTGCATCAGCAGCAGATGGAACTTGGGAATGGTCTCACGTAAATTATCAATCAGAATTATCAGGTTCAACTACATTAAAATCAATCCTTGTTGATATGCCAGCAGATGCTGACGCAGCAGGTGTTAGAGCTTTTGAA